AGAAAGGAGTATACCTTGCGTTTGTCTTTTAATTCTTTAAGTCGTGTTTGAATTTCACGTATTTCATTATCATTAGACATCCATCCCTTAATATGTTGGACTAGTTGTTCTTTTGTCTCCATGCTATACTTAATATACTATAGAATATTAATAAATCATTTTTATATATATTTAATTAAATATGTATTAGTATGTTTAATACGTATTATTATTTTTTAATATCGGTTATTTGAACTTCTCTTGCTACATTTCTTATAATTTTCTTTTCGATTCTATCATCATATTCAATGGGTTCTGTTATTTTATTTAGAATAGTCAAGTATTCGTATTGTAGTTTTTCATCTTCGATCCAATTCGGGTGTAACTCTACCCAATCTGATATTTTATTTCGCTGTTTGTTTGCTACTGTTTCTATTGTTTTTTTCATTATGGTATTATTATTATCTTTCTCCCACTTATCATGTTCTTTAATATACACAGTATCGCGTTTAAGATCTGTACAATGTATCGGACGCTTATAAACATCTAATTCTTTGAGACCATTTATCATGAGGTTACTTATACCTTGAGCAATTCCATTTTTTCTAGTAAAATAAAGGTCTTCGAGTGTTATTTTCAATGATTTAATAAATTCGTTTATATTGATTGCGTCTTTACACTGTTCATTCAGAAATACATTCAAGTTAAAGTTGTTATTATTAGTAGTATTGTTTATAGTGTTACCCATTTTAGGAATCATACTTTTTATCTGCTCCTGTTGGTCTTTGATTATTTTTATCATTTCTTTATTGTCGTTGATAAGTTCTATAAACATGTCTTTCGTGATTGTGTGGTTTATTTCTTTTTCTGTATTAATAGCGTTCGCTGCTATTTCAGTCTTGCCTAATACGATGTTTGTATGTTTGTCACATATTTTATAATGCTTCCATAAACCAACTCTTGAAAAATATTGTTTGCTACATGAGTCGCAGACAAATATCTTGGTATCTTTGTTATCATTTTCTATTAACTTTTTATGCTTCGATGTCAATATGTGTTTTTCATAGTTGCTTTGTTTGATACATATAAAGTCACAGTTCTTACATGAGAACATATTTTTCTTTATTTTATCATTTTCTTTTAAAATATTAAGATTATGATTTTTCATATTATTATCGGTTTTTATATTATTATGTTTTTTCGTATTATTATGTTTTTCTAGTAAGCCTGGTGTATTACAGTGTATATTACACTTTTCACAATAGAATATTTGTTTCTCTTTAGATTTAGTAATATTTGGGGTGGGATTTTCTGGTTTTTCTGAAAATAATGACTGATTACTATTCAAAGTTGCGTGTAATAAAATAAAATATTCTTTTTCTTTTTTTCTTGCTTCATAATGATCTTTACAATTAAAAAAATTAACTATTTCCATTTTCCAATTATCCCATCCACTATTATTTCTTATCACTTCATATAACTTACATTTATAGTTTTGTGATTTACTATTTGTACACCCTTGTTTATGAGCATGTTTTCTTTGAACAAAGTTTGTTGTATGCCCTACATACAAATCAGTAACACTTGGATCATTACAAGTTATTTTATAAATAATTGTATTTGAATAGTCAATTTCTTTCTTTGGCATAATCTTATAATTATCTTATAGATATCTTATATATAATATAATAAATTCCTAAACCTTTTTCATATAATATATAATAAGACCTTAAAAATTATCGTAACAAATAATTAATAGTAAACAATATTTTTTAGAGCATTATGGTCTGGATGGTACTAATTGTATTGTTCTCAAAACTAGTTTTGCTTGTTAACAAAATGGACATTTTTGTTAACGTTTTTAGTTAACCGTTTAAAATACACCAGGTATATTCGATTTGTTTGCTACATACATGGTAACATATTTTACGCTAAAAACGTGACATTTTTCTCTAAGATTTTTTGTTAACAACGCCTGTATAAGATGTTTCTAGGTCCTTTTTGTACGAAATATAAAAAAAGTTATGGTAACAAAATATTCAACTTAAAAATACGATTTAGAGCATTATGCTCTGAGTGACATATGCATTGTTTTTTTCAAATCTCTACCCCCGTTTTCTGAAAATGGACATTTATTTTTGTCCATTTTTGAAAAAAGGCCTCCGAGAGTTGAAATTTCAATACATCATCACTTATTCGGCGTCCGCCCTGCCCATTTCGCGGGGTGTTGTGACCATTATGCTGTGACAAATGTAGAAAGATATTAGTAATTTGTTACCATAATGCTGTAGCGAAAGATGGGTAGGGGATTATGTGGAATATTGTGGAATATAATATTTTAAATAAAGGTGTCGACATTTACATCATCTAGTTTTCTGCCAGTTACAGATATAACTTTCTAGTATATCTCCATTTTTACTATTTCTAACGTGTTCGCTTAATTCAAATCCGTTACTATCGAAAGCGCTTACTATATCGGTTATGGTAACATATCTTATTTTAATATTATCATTTATTTTATGTGTTTTAGTTTTTACATTTAATAAATTAATGGCTCTTTTTGGACCCTTTCCTATTATATATACTTTATCTATATTTACTTTATAATGTCTACATATTGCTGATGTTATATCATATGTAGCAAGCATTCCGATACCATCAGTGTTCTTACAAATATTATGAATTTCGGTAATAATTTCTTCAAATGTTTTATTATTATAATCTGATATATTTATGTCTTTTAGAATACCATGTAGTGCTTTTTTCCACCTACAATGACTTATTGCTTCATTATACATCTCGGTGTAGTTATTATTGGCGTTCATTATGTGTTTGTTATTATTTGTTTTTATAATAAAATATAAAAATAAATAATATTTCAATTTTATGGTTATTACAATATAGTATAGTACCTAGCGACCCATTACCTTTCAATAACACGTTTCATTAAAATACTAGTAACTACATATGGGTCCATGTTTGCCGCTGGTCGCCTATCTTCAAAATAGCCATAACCGGCATTGTGTGTATTATTATTAATACGCACTGAAGCACCTCTATCACCAATACCTGAACTAAATTTAGAATAGCTAGATGTTTCATGTTTCCCTGATAGGCGTGATTCGTTTCTATCACCATAGTAATATATATCTTCTGTATGATGTTTTTCGATATTATTTATAACACGATATATTTCCATTATGCCGTCATTATCGTCACAAGGGGTGCGCATTTTTAGTGTTGAAAAATTCGTATGACATCCTGACCCATTTATATTAGGGAAAGGTTTAGGTTCGTATGATATAGTATTACCGTATTTTTCAGCAATGCGTTCAAGTAAGAATCGGGCAATGAGTAATTCATCGGAAGCCATTATTCCTTCTGATGGTCCAACTTGGAATTCCCATTGGTTTTTACTTACTTCGGCATTTATACCTGAAATAGTAATACCGGCTTTGGTACATGCGAGCATATGTTCTTCTACTAATGTTCTATAATCGATATGTTTTCCTGTTCCGCAATAGTGTTCCGTAGTATTATAAAAAAACAAATCGAAATTATGTGCGTTTAATTCAATCTTTTTATCTAAAATAAAGTACTCTTGTTCTAGCCCAAACCATGGTTTTTGTTCTGGACATGAATCAAAGATTTTTGTAGCTAATTGTCGCGTATTTGAATCAGTCGGCGTTCCATCATTGTTATATGTTTCGCATAATACAAGTTTAGAATACCATATATGACTTCCTACTGTATTTAATAGAGGATTATCACATACAAAAATGGGACGTAGTATAATTTCCGATTTTTTGCCATCTGCTTGCCCGGTTGATGAACCATCATAATCCCAGTCAAGGAATTTAGGCACCCTCGAACAATCGGCAGCAGTGTGTTTAATCACCTTGGTTTTTGTTCTGAAACGTTTATTAGCATCCAACCAGATATACTCAGCAATAGTATAAATCATATTTTATTATATATACACATTTATTTTATATAGTTTTTGAATATATTTAGTATAAAATCTTATATCAAATAATCAAATAAATTGTAACCAAATATGAACCACCAACCATCAACCACCAACAACCAACCATCAACCACCAACAACCAACCATCAACCACCAACAACCAACCATCAACCATTTCAATATATAGAAGATGTTCTATATATGTTCCAAATACGGTGTCACTATTATCCTCATCATTATTGTGGATTAGCCGGTAAATGTCTTTTACAATATTGCGAGCCATTGATAGCGATTATACTGTTACATGGCTTACCAACATTAACACCACTTTTTAGTATAGCGACACATCGATGTTTAGTTGAACCGTGTTCGGTTGTTTCAACCTTTGTTGGTCCGGTGGTAGGTTTTTTAGCCATATATTTTTTATAATGTGTCGGACAAAATAGTAGATTTTCATCCTCATAGTATAGAGCATTTTTGTCACATTTAGTATAACTATTATTTTTATTAACACCGCGATGTTTTGTAGTATGTGAGCATTTGGTGGTGGGAATACAATCGGGATCAACAGAATGTATACTTTTGGAGAGTTTAACAAATGGGTATGGTATAAATGGTAGTAGTTTATTTGTAATAGTGCGACAATAAGGGCATTTAATTTGATACGGTTGAAGTTTAGTAACTTCGTATATTGGATTTGATTTTGTTTTTTGGTATAGTACTTCTTTGTAAATTGGAATATAGTTAAATTTATGATTACAACTAAGAGTAATATGATTTGGGTGGAGTTTTTCTTTAGAGATAAGACAAATATTATCATATGTAGATGTAGAGTTAGAAGTGGAATTAGATGGACAAATAATTAAATTTGATGGTTCTGATGATGTGGATGATGTGGATGATGTGGATGATGTGGATGATGTGGATGTTGTGGATGTATTATTTATAATTTTAGAAAGTTCAGAGAAAAAGTCTATAGAATTTTGTAATGGTGGCATATTTAATTTAGAATGTATCATAAATATGAATTATGTATAATTAATAAAATAAAAAGTCTTTATATTATTATATTATAATATGGCGACAAAGAAAGAATGGGGAAACGCAACGTGGTATTTATTTCATACTCTTTCGTTCAAAATGAAAGATGAAAATTTTGGAGAATTAAAGAACGATTTTTTGAATATATGTACAAAAATATGCGCGAATCTTCCGTGCCCTGATTGTTCAGAACATGCTATTGCTATTATGAAGAATTTAAACAGAGATAATATTAAAACAAAAAAGGATTTACAGTTATTCTTTTTTGATTTTCATAATTCAGTAAATAGACGCATTAAGAAGCCTGTATTTAACGAAGATCAAATGTTCATGTATCATAAAGCTATAACTAAGAATATTGTGTTTAACTATATAACAATAATGTCTAGAAAACAGAATAATATAAAGTTGCTCTCTAATAGTTTTCATAGAGACATGACTATGAATGACTTTAAAAAATGGATTTCTCATAATAGTAATAAGTTTAACCCATAGTAAAGTTCACAACGATATCAATACCTAACATCTAACATCTAACATCTAACGTATAATATCTACATGGAATGTATAACTTCTCCATTTCTATATACCTTACATTTAAAAGTTTGTTTGTTTGGTCGTGAGCATATTGATGCTCCATTTTCAACATTAAAGAATACCATTTCATTATTTGCTGCTGAAACGAACAGGTACCACAGATATCCGACAATCCATCCAATGGCGAGACCGATTATGACGCCGACGATAGGAGTACATCCATACATTATTTTAGATACAGCATCAATGAAGAAGAATACAAGAATGATAGATAACATGATAACATTGTAGCTGTTATACTGTAACATGGGCATAAACATGTAGGCAAAAATGAATGCCAAAGCAGCACTATTAAAGTTTGGAATAGTGTATTGACTAAGTCCGAACGGTAATGAAACGAAGTTACACTGTTGTTTCCAATATGGAGAACCTCTATTATTAATATCCTCGAATTTAGAGTTAGTGGTGAATGCTGTGATGGAGAAAACGAAAAGAAGTATAATAAACCCGGCTAAATACATTACCCATTTTAAGTTTCCATTGCTTAAACTAGAAATAATAAAAAACCCTGATAATAGAACAGGTGATAAAGAAGATAATAGTTGTAGAATACCGCCAATGGACATAGAGACACCAGGTTCTAAATTAGATAACCTTAATGTTTTGATAAAATTAGTATATGCCATTTCTTGAACTTGTTTTTGATTTTGAGGTGCTTGTGGAATATTTTGTGTCGACATATTATATTTTATATGTTATGTGATATATCAGTATAATATATAATAATATAATGTTTTTGTATTGAGTATTTGTATTTCGTAGTTTATACTTAATAATTAAGACAATGTATTAAATATATATGTAAAATACATAGAAACAAAAAGATAATAATATATACAGTACATTATTATCATAACATGGGAATTCCAAGTTATTTCACAAAAATAGTGAAAGAGTATCGTCATATTCTAAAAGATATGAAATTTTTAAGTCATGTGAATAATTTATATATGGATTGTAACTCATTGATATATGATGCTGTGAAAAATAACCCGACATATGATAAGGGAAAATCGGTGGAATATGAGAAGGAGCTTATAAGCATGGTATGTAAAAAAGTAGATTTTTATGTGGATTTGTTAAAGCCGAGGACACGTGTATTTATCGCGTTTGATGGTGTTGCTCCTGTTGCTAAACTAAGTCAACAGCGCGATAGGCGATATAAGTCATGGTATACGGCGCAAATTCAGCGAGATATTGATGGTACAGGATATAAGGAGACATGGAATACGTCGGCGATTACACCTGGTACTAATTTTATGAAAGAATTGAATAAGGAAGTGGGTATATATTTTAGTAAAAAGACAAGTGAAACACTAGAGTATATTGTATCGAGTAGTTCAGAGTCTGGTGAGGGTGAACATAAAATATTTGAGTATATGCGAAAATATCCTGAATATCATAATTCGCAGAATACAACGACACTTGTATATGGTCTAGATGCTGATTTAATTATGTTGACATTGAATCATTTACATATAACTAAAAACCTATATTTATTTAGAGAGACACCTGAATTTATAAAATCAGTTGATTCTACGTTGGATGCTAAAAAGGATTACTTGCTTGATATTCCGGAGTTGGCGGAGTCGATTATCAAGTATATTAACGATACGGGTACAGGTACAGGAGACGTAAGAGATGTAAGAGACGTAAGAGATGCGAGAGATTCGATTAAATTAAAAGGAAAAAAGGATAATGATATAAATAGGATAACTGATTACATATTCATGTGTTTTTTATTGGGGAATGATTTTATGCCACATTTTCCGGCGTTGAATATTAGAACAGTGGGTATAGATATATTATTAAATGTATATAGGGAGACGATTGGTAAAACAAATAGTTATTTAACTGATGGTAATAAGATAGTGTGGAAGAATTTACATGAATTTTTAGACAATATTGCGAAACAAGAGGATACACTTTTGATGGATGAGCATAAGAAGCGAGATAAGTTTGCGAGAAGGTTCACTGGAGGCC